GACTAGGAGTGGGGCTAGGACTGTAACCAGGATGGTAAAGCAAAGCATTATCCAGCTCCCCGCCGTCATTAGAAACAACGCTAACAAAGCTGGTGAAGCTACCAGCAAACCCACCTTCGCAATAGTGTTGTGCAATGTTGCCTTTGTCCAAAAAGTAGTTATTTTCATTATTCCATCCAACCTGAAATGTCTGTTGAGTGCCAATCGAGTCTTGGCAGGTTATAGAGGCCCAAGCTTCAGCACCATAGGCGGGGCTAGGTTGCCAGACCATGAAGAAAAGAAAAAAGCCCACAAGGATTACTCGTAGGCTTTTGTCTTTTGAGAGTCTATTTAGCACTCTTGTTTTTTACCTCTGGGGTTTTAGGGACTTTGATTACTTTTACTGGTTCGTGAACTGGGGCAGGTAGGGTTTCGCCTGTGTCTGGGGTAGCCTGTGGGATTGACTGAGCAAGCTCCCACTTCTCAATAGTGTTGAAAACAAACTTCATAGGATCTACAAAACCTTTGCCGTCAAGTGTCCAGCGGTGAACCTTGCCTTTGCAGATTTCAAAGTGAAGGTGTCTACCTGCTGAGGCACCTGTGTTGCCCATGATGCCAAGCTTCGTTCCTGCTGTGACCTTCTGTCCCTTAGTGACTAGCAAGCTGTTCTCAACCATGTGAGCGTAGCGAGCTACAAACCACTCGCCATTTATCTTGGACCGAATGTCTACATACCATCCGACACCGCCGAGAGAGCCGTCTGGGTTCTTCAGCTTTGAAGTTCCTGCGGCGATGACTCGACCATCGTGCCAGGCTTCTACCCAAATCTTTGCTTTCGGTCCCCATATATCATTTCCGTTGTGGTTTTTACGAGTCTTTTCAATCGGATGAATACGGATACCGAAGGGGCTGGTAATCTTCCAGTCTTTTCCTTTTTTGCCGTCAATCGGCCATTGTGGCTTAGTTTTCATTATCGTCCTAACGCTTTGTATGTCCAGTTTATCGGTAGAATAAAAGCTAAGACCCCTGCGTTGCGGAAACAACCAGGGGCGTGAGCAGACTGAAAAGGAGTCCACTATGACCGAGTATAAGACTTGTACCAAGTGCAAGCAACCTAAACCCACTTCCGACTTCTATAAGGACTCCAATACTGGTGGTCTGCGAGCTGCCTGCAAAAGTTGTGTCAAGAAGTTCAATAATGATAAACGCCAAGCAAATCCAGAAAGCTATAGAAAGCAAAACCTTGCTTATTACTACAAAAACAAGGATGCGCTCAACGAGTACCGCAGGGCTAAGTGGCCTGAAGTCTATGACCAAACAAAAACTCATAGATCTGCCAAAGACAAAAAATACCGAACCGAAAACCCAGACAAGATAAACGGCATAGCTCGTAGAAAGCGAGCTAAGAAGCGAGCAAATGGCTGGGAGAAATACACCGAAGCTCAGGTGCTAGAGCTGCATAATGCTGTGTGCCACATCTGCGGTGATCCGATAGACCTAAGCCTAAATAGAAAGATAGGCACTGAGGGCTGGGAGATGTCCCTTCACATTGACCATGTAATCCCTATCTCTAAGGGTGGTCCAGATACTCTGGCTAATGTCAAGCCGAGTCATGGCAGGTGCAACCTAAAGAAAAGGGCTACCCTACCGAACGATGAAACTAATTAGGGCAGACACAAGACCTGTGACACCCGCAGCAAGCCCTGTGTAGGCAATCTTTTCAATCCAGGCAAGGCGAGCCAAAGTTAGCTCTACTTCTCTAAGCCTGTCTGGGACTTGATCTAAGTGGTCCAGCTTCTCAAGGATCTTGACAAGGGTTTCCCCATGCTCAAGTTGCTTGGCGTAAATTGCTTGCTGGGTAATGCGTACCCCAGTTGTTTCCTCAGCCATTATGCGGTGATAGCTGCGATTTCAGAGTCAGTCAGACCCAGAGCTTTTAGCTTGGCATTAGCAGAGGCTTTAGCTGTTTCTTTTGCTTCCTCGGCAGCCTTGCGTTCTGCTTCCTGAGCTTCGTAAGCTAGTCGGTCAGTTTCTCGCTGTGCTAGTTCCTCGGCTGTTAGAGGTACTGTTGTTGCTTCGCCTGTTGAGCAGTCCACTACTAGCTTTGTGATTACTTCTGTCATTTTCTTTTACTTTCTTGTTAGCTTGTTGTTACTATTCCGTCAGAGCCTTTTGTGATTTTGTAGAGAGAGATTGTTGAACCAGCAACTAAGTTAGAGCTATCCCCAACACTAATTAGGAAAGAACTTACAGCAGCGGTATCTGACCATAGCCCTGCGGTCATATCGATTTCATATACAGTCGAGGAGTTATTTTCAGCTACGCTTTCCAAACTAAAGGACTTATTTGTGCTTCCAGAGTAATTAGGGAGATAAATTGAAAGATTGCCAAATGTGTTAGCAGTTGAAGTGCTGGTTGGCAAAGCTGCTCTTATAGCGGCACCGGTTCCTGAGTCGCTACCAGCACTCCCAGCATTACCAAAAAGCCTTCTAGCGGTTCTATTTGTTGATACTCCGTTTATGGTCATATTCAAGCCAACGTTGCTGAGGTCAGCACCTGAAGCTGTTCGAAGAGAAGCCAAAATCAGCAAGTCGGTTCCATCCTGCGGTATAGAAGTGAACTCAATAGAGGCAGCAGCAGTAGCTAGGGTTTTAGATTCAATAAGTTTCATTTACTAGCTCACTATTCCGTAAAGACCAAAGGTGGTTCCGACAGCCCAAGTTGTCGAGATAGCTTCAACAGCGACAGTTGTAATGGCTGCGGTGTTTGCCCAACGGACAGCGTGAGCAGCGGTATTGTTCGCAGTGATGTTTGACCTAACTAAAAATGTTTTGTGTTTATCAGTTGCGGAATAATCCATAACTTGTGCGATTGTAAAAGTGTCGGCAGTTGTATCGCCTGTCGTTAGCAATCCATAAGTTCTTGTATCTGCGTTTGAAGTCGGCCCAGAGTACATTCTAACCATTGAGTAGTTGCTACCTGAATCCGAATTGAATCTAAGTCCTGTGAACTGGTTACCTGAGGTCTTACCGTTTACTACTACCACAAGGTCACGCATAGTTGCTGGGATTGAACTAAAGGTCACAGTCGCGGCAGTAGAGGCTAGAGTCACAGTAGCCAGAGGTGTATAAGTAGGTGTTGGCATTTGTTATCCCTTTATTCCGTAGAGAGAGAAGCGAGAGCCAGTTACAAAGTTGCTACCGACATTTGGAAATAGTTTGATGCTGGTCAAAGAATTAGTATTTAGCCAAAGACCAGAGAAGATATAGATTTCTGAACCAGAGCTAGTGTTATAGCCAGTCAAAGAACGGGTGGTTGTGTTTTTAGTGCTTGAGTATGCGTCTAAAATGTCGCAAACACCAGAACCAAAAACTGATGTTCCACCATTGTTGCCAGAGATTCTCGCTGCGTAAATTCTGTCACCTTGAGCGTCAGCAGCCGAAGTTACAGTTGTCCCATTTCCAAATAGGTAATGAGCACGGTAGTTAGTTCCAGTATCAGCGTTGAATTGAATCATTGCTGAATCAACATAAGAAGCGCGGTCTGTTCTTGCGACAATCCTGATTTGTAAGTGCTTGTAGGTAGAAGCGTAAGTTGCCAGACCAGAAAAAGTAATAGAAGTCTGAGCTGAACCTAAAATCTGAGTTTCAATAAGCTCATAGTCCGATAGGGCGACTCCCCCACCAGCCCCAGCAGCACTAAAAATACCTAACGCTGAGAGAGTCATCTAGACTGCGCTCGCATTACCTATCACTCTGTATGAGTTAGTACCCACACAGACAACAGATACAGCGTCATAACGCTGACCAATGCGGTAAGCGGTTCCAGCGGTTCCTCGCCCTGCAAAGGTAATGGCAGTTCCGTCACGCTGAATAGTTACTGTGCCAGCGCCATCCTGAAGAATGTCTACTCGCTCGCCAGCCTGGAAAGCTGTAGCGGTTCCGATGGTGACTGTCACTGCTGATCCTGCACTAAACAGCAAGGTCTTGTAGCGGTCAGCGGTTAGGACTGTATAGGTAGTGGCTGTTGAGCTGGTAAGGGTGACCTCGTTAGAGAGGTACAGGTTCACATCAGCAGCAGCGAGGACTTCTCCAGCGGTAAAGGTTTTTCTTGGCATTGGTTTCCTTAAGTCTTGTTCTTTAGTTTACTACTCGTAAGCAAGGCGGTCATTGTCTAGCTGACCCAAAACAGCGTCATCTAGGATAAATACCGCAAAGTCTAGGCGTTCTAGGCTGAAGCTGATGTTCTTGCTACCTGGAGTCCAGTCGTGGTTTATACCGATGATTCGGCAGTATTGCTCGATGGCTGGTGGAATGTCAGAAGGCTCAAACCGAACCAGCACGATGTCACCGATTTCTAGGTCCAGCACCTTGTCTTGGTTTACGGTGCTTAGGGTGTCTAGGACTACTGTGACGGTTTCAAAGCGGTACTGAGGTTCTTTGTAGCGAGCCAAGAAGAAGTCAGCCAAGAACTGAAGCTGCTCTGGCTCCTGAATAAGTAGCCCTGATTGGCTTAGAGTTCTTGGTCCGTAGACTGCCTGAGAAGTGGCATCCTCGGCAAAGGCTTCTTCTGGGAAGACATCGCCGTTTGTCAGGGCAATTCTGTTGTAAAGGTTCTCTGATCCGTAAATGATGTTTACATCGGCAAACTGAATACCTGTGTAAACGCCTGCAACTATTTCGTCTGAGAACACAATGTCAGGGGTGTTCGGGACAGCGTTTCTTTCGCGGAAGACAACTTTGCCATCCTTGCCCAAGAACAAAGTACCGAACTCTGAGTTAGCCACAAGCTGTAAGTATTCAAGCGCTGCTGTGCCTTCTGCAACATCTGCATCTAGCATTGTTGAGTTGCCAGGGTCAATCTCTCTTAGCTCAGCAGGCCAGTCAATTTCAGGTCTGTCTAAGACTGTGTTTATGCGAGCGCCTGATAGCTCTGAGTTAGGAGTGAACTCCTCAAGCCCTGCGTTAGTGAGAACCGAAAGAGCGTCAGAAGCGTCAATACGGACAACCGATTGAACACCTGGCTCGTACTGAATGTCAAAGTCATCTATAAAGCCAATAAAGACTGGCTGGTCGTTGCTGGTCACTCTAACCGTACGCCTAGGTATAAGCTGACCGAAATATGGACCGTTTTCGTATAGCGGGTCAAAGGTTCTGTCTGAGTTGTCTACTGTGACCGAAAGCACACCAGCGTCAATACGATCTAGGGCCTCAGACTTACCGCGGCGAATCTGAGCTGTGACAAGTCTTGGGGTAATGTCAAACAAGCGTTCTCCGCCGAGTGTGTACTCTGTGTTGTCAAGTACGCCTCGAACCGAATCATCAAGCTTGAAAGCGTACGGGTCTCGTTCGCCTAGATTTAGACCAAGCTCAACCTTGACTGCGGGAGCTGGCATTACGCACCCTGCCAGACAGCACCAGAGGTGCGCTCGTAGTCCTTGATTGCGTCTACGATTGCTTTACCGATGGTTGCTCCAGAACCGACTCCACCGCTGACATTTATGTTGTAGATGGTTTCTTGTTTGCCCTGACCGAATAGTGACTGAGTGCCTACTGTAGCGATTTCAGATGCTAGTGAGCCAATCTGACCAAACCCTGCGTTTATCTGACCCAGAGCGCCTGCTCCGCCTGCTACAAGGGCGCTTGCGAGTCTTGCACCAGCCATAGGACCAGCCTGGATGACCTGCTGTAGCAAAGCTGGGTCAAGACCCATTGTTGCAAGTTGCGAGATGTTCTTGGAGAAGTCCCTCACTTTAGACAAAAGCTTGTTCATGTTGCGGATAATTGCGTTTGTAGATCCGCCTAATTCAGTGATGTCAAATGCTCCGACAATAGCGCTCTTGATGCTGGCAAATGTAGATTTGACCGAATCCAAGAACGAGCTATAAATGCGCTCGCGCTCAGCCAAAGCAGCAGCTTCCCTATCCGCTGATTCTTGAGCAGCTCTAGCGGTAGCTTCTTGAGCAGCAGCCAGCTCAGCGGCGGCCGCACTAGCAGCGGCGGCTAACTCAGCAATACCAGCAGCCGTCTTATTGAATTTAGCTTGTTGCTTTTGTAGCCCCTCTGGACTGGATACCTTGGCTAGTTCTTTTTGGAAAGCTTTTTTAGTCTTGGCAGTTGAAACAATAAGATCTGCAAACCCAGCACTAACTCCTGCGCCAAGAAGCTTGCTTTCTCTAGTTGCAAGTACCCCTTCTTTTTTGAGGACCGAACTTACTGTTGCTATTTGTTTAGACACCGCGGAACCAGCTGTTTCTACTGCTGGTAAAGCACCAGCACCAGTACCTGCCGCAGCGCCTGCTAGATCTGCCTCTAATCTCCTTCTCCGTTCAGCACCATCTATGTAGTCAGTCTGAATCGTTACTTTTGTTTTGATGTCAGTCGGGATGCCTTGGAGCTGCATAATGTACGCAAAAACAGAATCGGTCAGATTGCTGAATAATGTGTATACAGGGCCAAGAACAACCTGGAGTACATCCATAGACTCTTTCAAGGCAACAGTATTCTTAGCCGCATCGCTTAAGGCAGGATTAGTTATATCTAATTGCTTATTGACTTCCTTGAACCTATCTATGGCAACAAGAAGTGTTCCACCTACGGCAGTAATTCCTAAAGCGACTGCACCTAGGGGGGTCAGCGCTAAAGCAGCACTCCAAAGCACAACTGCGACTCTGACTGCCGCCAATAATGCAGCAAGTTGGATAAGAAGCCCTAGGTTTTCTGCCAGAATCCTAAACACAGTTCCTAGCGATGTAGCCAAAGCGCCTACGGTTTGACCAGTAGTTGTTGAGCTATCACCAGCATCTTTTATTAGCTGAGTGAAGGTTTCAATAGCAGGTTTTGAATCCTGTAAAACTTTGATTAGCCTAGGAGTTAGCTGCTCAACTAGGGGCTTTAGTGCAATAACAAGATCAGTCACTGTAGGGACTAGTGCAGTACCGACATTAGACTGCATATTCTTGAACTCGGCAGATAGCTTTAGAGTTTCTGCTGCCAGGTTTCCAGAGGAAGCACCAAAAGCACCTAATGAATCGGTTACTCTTTGCATAAGCAAGTCGTACCGAATTGTTTGCTCAGCAAGCCTTCTTTGTTCACCTGTCAGGTGATTGAGTTTCTTTGCTGTAAGAACAGCATTTATTTCGCTCTGCTTCATAGCGACACCGAATTTTTCAATCGGGTCGTACTCACCGCGGAATAGGGCTGTCATACCCATAAGGGCTTCGGAAACATCGTAGTTGTAAACCAGTGCTAGGTCTGTTGCTAGGCCTACAAGCGTCTGAGTCTTATCTGCTACATCTACAATCCCGAAACCAGACTGCTTTAGAACCGAACCAAGAAATACAGATGCTTTTGCTGCTTCTGCCTGGCTCAAACCTATTGACGCGGCGTTTTTTGCGAAGTTTTGCATTTCTGGTGCAAGACTGCCAAATACTAATTCAAGAGAGAATAGGTTTTGTTGTAGGTTCTTAGCTTCATCTATTGCATCTTTGGTAAAAGAAACCGCTTTAGCAGCGATACCAAAGGTAGCAAGAGCAGCACCGACTTTACCTAGGGTTGAGCCAAGTCCATTGGCCGCCGAACCGAATTGTCCTAGCTGTCTGGTAGCGGCGCTAAGTCCGTCTCCTTTGAATGTGCTGACCACATTCAGGAACATTTGGCTCATCGGTTCTTCCTATCAATCTTTGCTTCTGTAACGGCTATAGTTCTTGCTATCGCTTTTTCGGCTTCTTTTTTTGCTTCAGGATAGGCTTTGTCAAATCCTGGGTAAACCTGTCTGGACTTTTTGCGCTTACTCGGTTTGGCAATAGGACCTAGGTTTTGAAGAAACTGGCTAGTGCTTTTAGGGCTGAGTATGTGGTTTCGCATAATTTCTTCGCCACCAAACTCTCTAATTTTATACATCCTTGTATACGAGCGCCCACTTGATTGTCTAGCGACATCGCTGAGGACAGTAGCAGCAGATCTGACTCTTAGTCGAGCAATGCCTGTCTGTCCTCTTTTGGGTTTATTGAAGGCTTCTACTAGAACTGAATCATAGGGTTGCCTCTTGGCTCCGCTTACTGCACTACCAATGTTCCCATAGTCCCGACTCCAACCAGTACGACCACCATGACGCATACCGCGCATAGGGGCTTCACCACGGTATCCATGTTGTAATTCTTTTTTGACCGAGCTTTGCACTGGTCTAGCTATCTCTTTGAATCTTTTTTTCAATTCAAACGACTGCTCTTTATCTATTTCATAGAGGGCTTTAGCAAAGACTTTCCAGTCTGAGGCGTAGACCTTCAAAGCGCTTGCACGCCCTGAGTAAAGTATCAATGCCATTTAGCCCGCCTATCTACCCCAAGTCTACCGAACAAAAAAGAAGCACCCCGAAGGGTGCTTCTTCTTAGCGCTTAGGTGCTTGGTGCGTAGCTCGCCATACAAGATAGCGACCTATGGTCCAGAGCATCCGATCATCGAGCTTCATAAGCTCTCTGGGACTGATGCCTGTCTCGACAGCTAATGTGGCAAGATACCAATGAGCTGAAGTGTCACCAAGCCCAACTATTTTTTTTGTTCAGACGGGCTGACACTTTCAACAGTGTCCACCCACTCCTCAAACGCCAAAGTAGTTGCTTTAGTGCGGGACTCGCTTGCCCAAGCTAGGAAAAGCAAGTGAGTAATCTTGATGTTGTTTTCAAGACTGGCTATTGACATGTCAAACTTAGTTTCAAGCTTTACCATGTCAGACGGATTGCAAATGATTTCTTTTAGCTCATCTGGTTTAGTAGAGTAAGCAACTTGTAGGTTTAGTCTCATTCTTTTATCCTAGCGGATTAGGCTGCGGCTGTGGCTCTAGTTACTGCGCCGTCTACAGGCCATGAAACTGAAAGGGTAGCCAAATCGCCGACTGCTCCCGCGTAGGGCGAGTACTGCGTTACAAGCGCGTTGAACTCGTACTGCGGATTTGTGGCAGTAATGGTTCCAGAGGTAGGTGCAATCTTGACTGCAACTGTAGATCCCAATAGTGGGAACAGTAGTGCGTCTACGGCTCCTGCACCGAAGTCCTGCATAAAGTCAAGGGATACTGAAGCATCCTTTAGGCCACCAATGCGAGTGCGGTAAGACGAACCGAAAGCGGTTGTCTCTACTTCGTCTGCGGTGATGTCAAGGGTTACTGAGTTTACTGAAGTGCTGAGGTTTGCGGTTCCTACGGTAATTTTGTAATCCGCAGCGTAAAACTTTGGCATGTGTATTTCTCCTAGTTTGCTAAGACTGTGACCGTGAAGTCAGCAGCCAGGTATGTGTTGTCATTTAGTTGAATTGAACCAATCGAGTTCAATGAAGCTACTCGGCAATCGTAGGCTTTACCGCCAAGGCTCTTGTCTAACTCTATCGCATTTTTGATAGAGTTTGCCCCTGTTGAAATGTAAGTGTCTAGCGCTCTTTGAGCAATACGCTCGGCTGAACGACCTACAATCACCGTGACCGTGAAGTTGTACTCTACTAGCCCTTTGGCATAGGCCCTGTCATAATTGACCGAATCCAAAGACACAATAGCTATTGGCGGGTTTGGGTTGTCTGGAATCTCTGCGGCTGTCCGAAGACCAGTAATGGTTGCAAGGTTGGTTGCAATCCCAGCGCGGATGTCTGAGATAGATGCCATTAGCTAAAGGTCCTCATAATGCGGTAAGGCATTACTAGCTGCTCAACATCTGGGTCAAGCGAACGACCAACACGGATAGCACCGAGATCACCAAAGCCAGCAACACCAAGAGGCGAGTCAAGGCGCTTGTAGATTCTTGAAGACTGAATAATTGTCGCCTGCTTGATTGCGATTGGAACCGCTGACCAACCCCACACGCCAGTCACACGAACGAGAGCTTGCTCACCAAGTATGTTGAACAATAAGTCATCAGTAGAAAGGATGCTTGTGTATGGAACATTTAGTCCATCTTGCTTCCCGTTTACTGGGCGTAGCTGGTAATCTGCCGACCCCCAAGTTACATACTCGCTACCAATTTCATCAGTTGTCTTTAGCTCAGAAAGGCTAATCAAATCATCAATAATTGTCAGGTAAGAATCTGAGGCAACGAAGTCCCTGGTTGCGGTTCCTGCATTGTAGAAGTATCTGTAGGTATAGCCGTCAATCAATCGAGAAGCTGACTCAATAGCCATTTCTAGCAGGCTATCGTCTACGGAATCTGTAATTCTTAGCGCGGCCTTGGTTTCTGAAAGTGTGGCGTAACCATTTGTAATTGCCATTGGGTTCCTTTGCTAAATCTAGGTCTAGTCTATCGCCTAAACAGCATACGCTCCTTGATGGCTGTAGAGCTGATTCCTTGTGTGTATGGAATGTAGCAAAGCCCTATTCCTCGTTCGTCTAGCCAATCTTGGTCAAAAGCCATTTGCGTATAGTAGTCACGCCTAGCCCAATCAGAACCGATGACAACTAGGTCAGGCATAACTGATTCAATCGTTATGCGGCTATCTGGCCCCCCAATGTTAGGCACAACCGAATCTACATACTTACAAGCAAGCAAAACATCTCTGCGATCTGCGTAGCTGATTACTGGCGGCTTACCTTTGTATTCTTCTATAAATTCATCGGTGTTTAGCGAGACCACAACGCTTCCCAGCTCCGAACATCGTTTGAGAAACTCCACATGTCCCGCATGGAACAAATCAAAGGTCCCGCCTGTGTAAACTACTCCCAAGAGTTGTTTCTCCTGACCTTTAGGCTCCACTGACCCTCTGAATAGTCGTTTTCCGCTATTTTTGTATCTAAAAGGGCTTGATTTGCCCTGAAACTGACCGAATTTTGGCTTTCAAAGCCACTTTTGATGGTTGAACTGTTGTCGTGATGAACTTTGGCTTGAATCCGCTTGATTTCAATGCCTTTTTTGTCAATTCTGCGCTCATAATCGTTGTCATCAAAGTAAAGCGGGTAGAAACGCTCGTCATAAAGCCCTACCTTGTCTACTACGCGCTCTCCAAGCACGATACATGACCAATCTGGCACAATGTCTGGAAAAGAAAGCGCGTTTGGGTCTGCTTGTTCTGCAATCTTGGCTAGTGCGCCTGGCTCAAACCAAGCGTCATCGTTTACAAGTACCCAGTAAGGAGCAAGTGGTGTGGTCTTGACAATTAGGTTCCAAGCGCCAACCAAACCAAGTCCGTGTGGTACTTGAATGTTCCACTGGTTTTTAGCCATGGCTACTCGTGGTGGCATCCAGTTTTGCGTGCCTGAGTTGTCAATAACAACCAAATGTTCAACTGGGTAGTCAATCGAAAGCATCAAGCGTTCGGCTAGGTCAAAACGGCTTAGGGTACAAAAGCCTAAGACTGGAATCACTTGAGTAGCTTCTTTAGTGCTGGTGTCCAATACTTATCCCATACAACATCGTGGTCGTATTGCTTAGCAAACTCAATAGCCTTGTCGGACTTTCCTTTTCCTCTTTCGTAGGCTTCTTCTAATGCCTGCACAATTAGTGGAACCGAAGGTATGGTGAAAAATGAGCCTTGAGAGTTGTCGTACAAAGGCTGACCGCCAACAGTCCATCCTTCCCCTACTAGCTCAGCCGAAGCAGCAAAGTCAGACACGATTACTGCCACGCCACAGGCTTGAGCCTCAACTGTTGGAATACCGAATCCCTCTCCATAGCTTGTGGCAAGCATTACATCCCAAGCACTATAGATTCCAGCTAGGTCTTCTTGACTAATACCGAATCGGTAGCTGACAGGATCTACAAAGGCCATGTTGTCTTTTGGTATGCCTAAAATCTCGCCAAGGCCCATTAGGTTCCATCCGTGAGGGCTAACTGGATCTGTGTGAATGTAAAGGATTGCGTCTGGGTGCTTTTTAGCAAAAATAGCAAAAGCCATAAGGTTTTCACCAAACGCTTTGCGATGGATAATGCCACCAGACTTGTTGGCTGCGTTCATGCCAACTACAAAACGGTCATTGCCGAATCCCATGTAATCTTCGATTGACTGCCCAGCAATCTTTTCTCTGCGATTGAAAACCTTTGTATCTACCGAATGAGGAATGTAAATGGAATCTATGCCCTTAGCTTGCAGCTCTTTCTGACCGAATTTTGACATTGCAAGAGGCGTGACATTTTCTTTTGCGCTCCACTTGGCTACGGCTGGTGGAACTGGGCTGTGGTCAATAGGTGTCCAGGATGCAACATTTATGTCATCCCAGCCCTTGCCCTGAAAGACCCAAACATCGTAAAGAGTAATTAGCAGGTCGGGTTGCTTTTTGTTTAGCGCTCTCCAGTGCTTATGTCCCAAGATAGCTGAGTCATTTGAATAAGCTTCAGCACCGCGAGGGTAAACAGGAACATCGCCGTATTCTGTTGCAAACTGAGTCTTGATCCCTTCGTTCCCATAGTTAGAAATAGCAGCTACATCTGCGCCGTCTCTTTTTAGTCTTTGTATAAGTGCTTCAGTAGCAATGCCGTAGCCTGTAGGTTGTCCAGGTGAATTTGAGAATACGGAAACAGTCCCTTTTATTTTAGACATGTAGGTTGCCTTTCTTTGTCCTTAGCATAGCAAAAGATAGACCCCTAGCGAACCTACACGCTAGGGGTCTATCAGCTTTTAGCTAGGGTTTAGCTTGCGCCACCCTTGAACTTCACGACATGTGAAGCGTGGGTTAGGTTTCCGTCTACGCGCATGGTGACACGGAATGTGGTTACATCCTTGTCGAACGCGAAGTCGGATGACTGTGCCACTTGGATTCCACCTGCGGTGCGAACCTTGTACGATGGCATGTGTCCAAAGCCCAATGAGAAAGCTGCTGTGCCAACTGCGGCAACTGCTGGGTTCTCGTAGACTGGGTAGCCAAGTAGGGTTGCTGGCTGGTTCTGAGCAGCGTTTCCGCCTTCAGTCCAGATGTAGCGACCATCGCCATCCTTGATCTTACGAAGTGCAGCAAGACCAGTCTTTGCGGTGATGAATCCAACACCAGGAAGCAAGCGTGCCTGTCCATCTAGTGCGTAAACCAAGTCCACGATGTTCTCGTATGTTGGCGCACCAGATACTCCAGTTCCGCCAGTGACGGCAGATGAAGCAGCGGTCATAACACCAGTAGGCTCAACAGTTCCAGTTCCAGTGGTTAGACCAGTGTTTACTGCGAAACCGATTGAGTTACCAGCCTGCTCAGCGATAAGCGCTGATAGGTCAAACCCTGCATCGTTCAATAGTTCGTTGGCAACAGGTACTAGGAAGCTGTACTTGAAAGCACCCAAAACGATTGAGCTGAATGTTGGGTCGGAGTCAGAGATTTGTACACCCTGTCCCTTGATGGTCGCGGTTGAGCGAGCAGTTAGGGTTGGGATGGTTAGTGACTCACCAGTAGTTGTGTTGATAACCTGTCCAAGGTCAAGCATTGGACCAGCCAGTCTTGCGATCTGGAATACTTGGTCGTAGAAGCTCTTTGGAACAGTGTTGTCAGAAGAAGTAAGAGTACGCTTCTCAGACTTGAACTCGTGTCCGCCACGGATTTCTCCCATAGCGATTGAGCGAAGGATGTCAGACTCTGACTGACGGCTTTCCTCAACGGTTGTGTTTAGTGTTGCAGCAGCTTCGTAAGCACGGTTCTCGCGCTCGGTTAGCTTGCGTGCGGTGTCAATCGCTGCATCGCGCTGGTCAATGTCAGCCTCAATGCGAGCAATCTTTTCGCTTTCCTCAGATGATAGTCCGCGGCTCTCGGCAGTAGCTAGGTCTAGGACCTCGCGTGCCTGAGCAATCAAGTTGTTGCGAACTTCTACCTGAGACTTTACAAATTCAGACATTTAGTCTCCTTGAATAGTTATTGGTAGGGGATTCCTGCGGTGCTAACACTCAACAGATACAGCGGTGCTAACACTCAACTGATAACTACAAGTCTATTAGTTGAAAAAAACACGGTAAAAGAAAAGGCCCCCACCGAGGAAGGGAATACTCGGTGAGGGCAGGAAACCAGTTTACCTGATTTCTTTAGGTTCGACAACCCTGACTTCTTTAGCAGGTGTCGAAGACTTTTCTTCTAGGCCAAGTACGGCCTCAGCAAACTGGTCTGCCATCTCAGCAATAACGCCTACTGATGGGTTGCCAGCCGCCTTTAGGATAGCGTCTTTGATTTCTTGTTTGGTAGCCATTTAGATCCTTTTCAATAGCAGGTCAAGTTGTTTCTTCTTTAGGTCTAGCAGAGCAAGACCGTTATCTTCAGCGCCGACCTCAGCTTCAGGCTGCTGTCTTAGCTTGCCAACGACATCTGTAATCAAAGAGGCCGACTTTTCATCCAAGTCTTCACCTGACTCTAGCTTTAGAAGTGCGTTAGCAAGTTCGTCTGGGTCAATAGTAGGTTGCATAGACCTAACAGTAGCAGTGGTGGATGAATATGCTGGGAAGGTCACAATGCTTACTTCGTGCAATCTGACAGACTCAAGAGTTCTGACCGAACCATTTTCGGACCAAGAGTCTTTGATGACATTGAAACCAAAAGACATACTGTCAATTACTTTTGAACGCAAAAGCTCGGCAACATCTTTCCCGCGCGTGGTTTTTGGTAGTCGAGCTTTTACTTTGAGTCC